TCTAATTCTTTTATTTTAGGTGATTGTGCTAGCTGCAAGTCGGCGTCCACACTAGCAATATCCTTCTTGGTTAATGGTACTTCAATATTAACGTTGTCTAAGGCTTGCTCTAGCTTTGATTTTTTTGTTGAGAAAAAATTTCTTGCTGCTTCCCTATTTTTTTTACCACTAGCTATGGCTTCTTTGCTTACTTGGTAAGACACTCCCATAACTTCTTGTGTTAGCAGGCTGCCTTGTGATTCCGATGAACCATCGTCCGACCCTGAATCCGTAACGCTTGACTCCACCGTCTGGGTCTCTGTCGAGGAGCCGTCTGTCTTTCCCACTTCATTATCTTTATTATAACGATCTATTAATGCTATAATTTCAGATTCTGGTCTACCATCAGCAACCATCATGTCAATTACTTCTTTTATATCTGGCATATTTATTAAGGTTGTTTTTTATCTATTAAATCGTAATATTTATTGTTTAAGAAATCTAAACGCACTGGACCATCTGGAGTGCCATCGTTGTCAACGTCCATATTAATTAAACTTGTAAAACCTGGGTGATTAGTTCTAAGCCCTGATTTTATCAAAGAGCTTACACTTGGGTATTTTGTTTCTTGTCCATCAGAAGTCTCTCTTATCCAACCGTTTTTACCATCTGGTCTAAAATTATTATCACCTATGTAGAAACCTCGTCTTTGTTCAATAGCGGTTCTTTTGTTTTCTAACTCTCCTTTGTTTACAAAAGTACCGTCTAAACTTAAGGACTTGGTGTCACCAACACTAGCAAAGTAATCAGTTGTTTTAGTTGTTGGGGATGTTATTACTTTTGGTTTTTCAGCCTCATCAACTCTCGTTCTCTCGCCGTCAAACACCTCCCTTAACATACTTGTTCTATACTTAGCGTATTCACCAGCTGCGATTTCTTTTTGTTTAGCTGTTTTTGGATTAGTAAGTATTTCTATTATTTGGGTTTTAGCATCTTTGTGCTTAGCTAATTCAGCTGGATCTATCACACCATCTTCAAGTTCTTTAGCTGTAAAAACATCACTACCAATCCCCATTTGATTTATAACTGCCTCATCAATATTTCTATTTGACTCTAAATCATCTTTATAAACTCTAGATGTATTTCCAACTAAAATATTCCTCGTATATATATCAGTAGGGTTTTCACTTAACATTGTAGCGTCATAATACTGTCTCTCTACTTTATCCTCTATCGAAGCAAAGTCTTTTATTGTTCTCACTTTAGCATTAGTTATCGGGTTTGTCGCAGTTTTGTTAATATCATTTAACACCTTTGTACTTATCCCGTTTAGATCTTCCTCTGTTTTAGAGTCCTTCGGTGATAACATGGCTAACAAATTTGTTTCTGTAATTGTGTTTAGCGCACCTTTTTTATTCACAGGTATAACATCCACGCCGTCTGCACCGCCATCAGAAACCTCACCGTATATAGCGCCCCATAATCCATCTGGATAGCTATAGATTTTTTCACCATTTTCCCAATATGATTTAACACCCTTTGCCGCGAGCTTGTCTGTGGTTTGATGTTTATCTATCGTTAAACTATAGAGCGCTTGCTCGTTTGGTCGTCCTTTAAACGATAAATCTTTGTTTATCTGCCCAGTGTTCCATAGGGTTGCTTTAGTGGACTGGTTAGCTCTACTTTTTACAATGGCAGGTCTAAACTCAAGTATCGCTTTTTTCAAAGCTCTTTTTTGTTTTTTTTGCTCAGCGTTTGGAAAAGTTATTTTACTTAACCTTTCATATTCATTTGCTGTTTCTTCCATAAATGTTTCAGCGGCGTCAAATTGAAATCCAGGTAAAGAATTACCATCCTCCATGTCCTTAGCAAACTCCCCAGCTTTGTGGTCTGTGTAAGTATTTCCAATTTCATTTAACTCTTTAAAATTATCTAATATTTCTTGATCTTCTTCTTCTTTTGCTTTTTTAAACTCCATAAATTCACCAAGATTATCTGAGATACTTTTTGAAAAATCCGCCGCGGCTTGCGCTTTTGCTTTGTTAGCGGCTATAAGGCCTTCGTATTGTTTTTCAAAAATTTTAGAGTAATCTCCAGGTATATAAGATTGACCTAATCTATATCCCGCCGCTACTAATGTTGGATCTGCTTTCATGTTTTATATTTGTTTAAATTCTACGTCTAACCACCTGTATACATCATGTAGTTACCTAAGGTATTGGTCATATTTTGCTGGTATTGTCCGGCTAACTGCCATTGTGAAGCCGCCTGCTGACCGTACATATTAGCTTGATTTGCTCCCGCGGACATTTGATTAGCGTACGCTTGTTGTACGGCCGTGTTTGCACCAGACGTTTGTCCCATTTGTATACCTAACAAAGTTGATTGTCTACTCATCTCCATCTCTTGTACTGAAGCCGCGCCACCTAATCTTGCCATTTCCGCAGCGCCCTCACCTTGTCTTCTCATAATCTCACCTTGACGTTCCATCATTTGGTTTTGTCTTTCTTGTTGAGAGATATCAGCTGATATCTGCTGTGTTTGTAAAGCTCCTTGATTTGCCATAGCTTGAGCTAAACCAGCTACACCAGAACTACCAGCAGCACCTCTTAGTGTTTGCATTATATTAGCTCTTTGTTGCTGTCCTTGTTCTTTCTGAAAATTAGCAGCACGCCAATTTATAGTTAAATCTTCGTATATATTATCGGCAAACTGATTCGTAACATTTTCATATGGATTTTTAAATTCAAAATTTCTATAAATATCTTTCTGTGCTTCAAGTTTAGCTGCTTGCTTTTTTTGAAATTCTAATTGCTTCTGTGTAATCTCGTTTTGCATTCTCATATTTTCAGCTGCTAAAGCATTTGCTTGATTATTCGCTCGCCCAGCGGCTGCCGTAGCGTCTTTTTGACCAAGATACGAAAGACCTGCTGATATGGCTAGTGCCCATCCTAATGGCATAATTTTAATTTTTAGTTAATATTTTTTATTAATATATTGAGTAAGGTTTTCTAAACCTTTTTTTATATTTCCATCTTTGTCTATTAAATCCTTCATGTAAGATTCTTTATCGATGGATATATTTATTGTTTTTAGCATTTTAAATTTATCTTCATCAAAATCAATATTTGGAATACAAAAATCCCAAATACTTTCTAAACATGATTGATCGCTTAATTTATTGTAATCTATAGATATATAATTATATCTTTTTTTTAAGATTTCTAAATGTTCTAATGTTAAATCTAGAAACCTAGTAGGATCACAACCCCATAGGTTTATTAAACTGTTGGTAACTTCATCAATATCTCTTTCTACAATCACTATTGGAGAATGTTGAAGTATGTGATCTATTTCATTTGCCCAAATAGGTAAAGAACTATCACTATTACCCACATACGTTTCTTTTCTATTTAACATCTTTCCAATCGCCTCATCAAAACTTTTACTAATCCTAATAACCTCGTGATAACAAAAACAATTATTTCCTGTAAAAAAAGAAGATAACCAAGCTGTTCTACTTCTAGGTAAACCTGTTATAAAAAATTTATTCGCTAATTCATTTTTCATTTCATTTAATTTAAGTGTACTTATATAGTCACACTTTCTGCTCTTTATTTACTACTAGAAACCGTTTCTGAGCCAATAGCAAATAACTCTGCTCTTTTTTTAGAATGGTTTTGGAGAGTTACGTCTGCATAATAACCCTTAAGACTAGACTCGTTTACTTTAATATTTTTTGAAAATAGAAAATACGTGTTATCGTCTACTATAGTGGTATAATTCAACACAATATCACTACTAGGATTTGTCATTATTGTAAAACTACCAGCTATCTCGTTATACACCCCTACTATTTCACCCCAAACCTCCGGCTTAGTAGTCACACCATTTACAACCGTAGCGTAGTACAAAGTATCACCAACCTGCAGCGAATGATTTCTTTTTTTGTTAAATTTAATTTCCATTATTTATATTTATGATCCAGAAACTCCCACTGTAATTATTTTATCTAAATCAAATAAAACATCTGTGTTAGATTCCGGGTGTTTGTCTATTTTTATGTTGAACTTCATTGTAAACTGATTGTAGACGCCTTTAAATGATAATATCGTCCCCTTTTTTAAGGTTTGTGTTAATTGAACAGTTACAGCCCCGTCGTTATCCAAGCTATCCCCATCACCAGCGTCTGGGCAATCTGGAGTTATAACGGAAACATTATTGCTACTAGAATTATCTACATCGAGACCCGTGTACGATATGGTATCACCACCAGATATACCATGAGTGTCGGTCAGCGTTATTGTTGTTGATGGGGTTAAATCTCCATCGGAATCCGCTCTAACTGTTTTTGTAAGTATTGGAGCGGTAATAGAACAATCGCCACCCATCGTAATTGTGACACCCGTGTTGAGGTGAATGTTTTTAGAACCATAAGCTCTAAGTCTCATTGTTTCCCCGTTTTCAAAAGCCACGGCTTTGTTAAACGTTATAATAACTTCACCTAAACCTTCCTCTATACTTGTTATAAGTACATTTTCTAAAGCATCACCAGCGACGTTAACAGGTGTTGTTGTGGTTTTGTGGTAAAACAATTTCATACCAACCGATATACCGTCTGAATTAGCGGCCGTTACAGTGCTGCTATCCAACCCATCGCCCACGGTGTTTACAACTATATCTTTATCATACTGCACGTACCAATAACTATCAAATACACCCCTTGATAATGTACCTTCAAAACCATACTTAGGATCTAAAATCCATTTTCCAAAATTAGTTGTGTTTATTTTTAAACCAAATCCACCAGCGTCTGTAGATGCGTTATTAATTAAAAAATTACCACTTAAACTCGCTCCCTCACCAACCGAACCCGTTGAAGCAACCGTGGGAAACGTTGAATAATTACTAGTGTTAATAGTAGCGGGTTTAAAAGTTATAGTGGTTTCACCACTTTGTTTCTCTATTTTTTTTGAAATTACTTTTTTATTATTCTTAGCAACAGTACCTTCTTCTGTTAAAAGTTTAACGACGTAAGTTCCACCCCCACTAGGAAAGTCAATAGTATGTCTATATAGAGAAGAAATAGACAATTTAATTTTTAAGTTATTTTTTGAAGTATGACCTAATTCGAATAAGTTGGTTTCAAAATTGTAATACTTTAGAGTGCCATCTTGAACAACTATTATAATAAACTCAGAGCCAGGCTTACCTTTCACGGTGAGAACCCTACTTTCAGCACCATACCCCATTAAAGATGTATCCATTAATAAATTAGTTATTCTACCCATATTGTAAATGTCTGTTATTGTTTATTTTCACTATTTTAATCACTGGCAAGTTCCAATTGGAGAGTTGATGGTGGTGATATGTTATTAAGACCACCTAGTTTCCCGATACCTTGAACGCTGAATTTTGATGTGTCTAGTTTACCAGTGATTTTCTTTCCTCTTATGTATCCAAACCACTTGCCTTCTTTTTTAATGAAATCTAACAACTTACCATCGTCTAAATCCGTCTTCACGTCTACACATTTCCAACCATCAACATTAGGATACAACCCCACGTTGTAGTCGTTTAAAGCCCATGCGATAGCGTTGTTTTGGTTTACAAGTTTTGGGTTTGTTAAAGCAGGCGCACCTGGATTAGTAATGTGAGCTTGACTACCCTCGTAGTTTATCGTTTTAAAAGTTTTTACAACATTTGGTTCTACGTTTATAACAGCTACTATTTCAGAGTAATTATACTGTGAAACTGGCAAGTGATTATAAAAGTGGTTGTAATTTTCAGCGTCACTATAGTTACAATCATCCCAATGTGAACCACCTTCATTAAGTTTTAATGGCTTGTAATGTTGGTATAAATAACCGTCTTTAAATGTAAAATATTTTTTAGATACACTTAAACCACTTTCTGGTATAAAAGATTTAAAGCTAGTCCAACCCTTAATATCTTCACTAAACGTTAGTGTTGTTTCCGGGTAAACAGGTACATCGTCCTCGTTACCAGGTATTCCATCTGGACCTGGAGTCATTTCTACATCATAAACACGTTTCATAGATATATCATCTATCCAACCTGTTAAATCATTAGAGTCACTAGCATCTCTTCTAATTACCAAAGTATCTCTAAGAGCCTCGACGTTTTGGCCTTGATACTCTGAATAAGCGTTGTCATCTGGGGTGCTACCATCGCCAATCCCAATAATTTTAGTTACTCTCCACCACATAAAGTCACCATTACTGTCGTTAACAGCTGTTTTTGTGTAGTTAGGATTAACAACGTTAGAAAACGCCTCGTCACCAATATCATTTATTCTAAAGCCAAAACCAGAACCGTTGAAGTAATACATATGGAACATTCCAGTACCATCAACAGCTGTAAGAGAACCGTTGATATCAACATATTCCTCCATTTTAAAGTTAAAGCTAATCTCATATTTCTCATACCTATCTATAACTTTATCTATATATTGATTAGCGGATATCATAACGTTTCCATTTCCAAAGTTAGGGTCAAAATTAGGGCAACTTGAAAATTGTATTCTACCATCAACATTGCTAGTACCAACCATACCATCAGGCCAATACCTATCCCATGTTATATATTGTTCAGATGTAGAGTCAAAACCATCAAAACCCCAAGAACCAGCCTGACCCCCAGAGAATATAGTTTCTGACTGCGTTAAATATATATCGGAAATACCACAAGAAAGGGGAGTGTTTCCAACCGCGTTGTAAAACCCAATCGAATTAGATATACCGTAATCGTCTGCAGTGTTTATTATTCCATCAACTCCAGCGTTGGTGTCACTCCAATAATCACCATACTCCTTAAAATACGTAGCAGAGTAAGTACTATTATCTCTTTCAATACTCCAATCGCTATCTTTAGTACCACTCATATTGAACTTAATCTGATAATCCCCTTCGTGCTCTACTCGCGCTAGGACTCCAGTAAACTCGTTGTATGCTAAACCAGCGTTTGTTACATCTCCGTAAGGCCCAGTAACTTTAACACCAAGCGAACCGTTAAAATTACTTGTTTTTGGATTTGCAGCTACCTTAAAGTTAAGTATCCAACCACTACCAGTGTTTGTAATCTCTTTGCCAGCAGCGAACACTTGATTCCACCAACCTTCATATGGTCCAGAGGTTCCGTTTAGATAGTTGTCCCATCCCAAGCAATTATCATAACAAAGCATTCCTTGACGGTAGTATTTCTTTGATTCCGTAAAAGCGTTTACCTGTAAGTCGTGATCCGTGTTACCATGAATAGTTCTATCCCAATTTGTCGCGGCGCCAGTGTTATTTGTGTACGAAACTTTTTTACAAATAATTTTATCAACGTATATTCTACTTGCCGTGTTTTGATTCCAATTATAAAACCTTAGTGTTATTTCATCAAGTTTTGTTGGGGCAGTGTTTACCCAGCTATTAGAATCTAATTTAAACACAGTTCTTAAAACCCACTTATCGCTAGTGTTAGTAGTACCAGTTGCAACATCATATGTTGTTGTATTATACTTAGTCCTAAACACTGGAGCACACCTAGCGTGTCGTCCTTGACCACTGCTTGAAGATGTACCGTTACCCGTTGCTCCGTAACCACCAGTTTCACCAAAATTAACACCAGTCGGAGCGTTTGTATCACAAACACCCATAACCTCAACACTACCACCATTAGCGAGGTATGATGGCATGTTTGATACGCCACCAGTATAAAGACCCGCGTGCTGTTCGTCATTTAACTCAACGTCTACCATGTACCATTGTCCAACCTCAAGTTCTTCACCTGCACTTAAGGGAAAAGTTCGGCTGTAAGAAGTAGAGCTATTTGAATTTGTATAAGTAACCCAATAATCCGCCACCCAATCTACATGTGTTTTTGTACAGTTTGGATCGTAACCCAAACCGTTACTCCCAAGAGCTGGAGTTGGGTTTTCTATTGGCGGAATAAACTGGTTGCCCTCGCCATCTCTAAGGTTTGTTTTGCTAAAATAACCAGAGTCAGCGTGAACAGCATTAGTACTAGAGTTATTTCCATAATTACCTTCTTGACCACTTTGACCAGATGGATCAGGTCCTGCTTCGTACCACTGCACTAGATTGTTAGTAAGTGTACCAGTGGCTGGATCAGTTTTATATGCCCATTTAAGGATAGCTGATCTATTGTTACCAAAGTAATTTGGGAGTTTTGTGCTTTCCCAATTACCATGACTACTACCCGTGTTGTAAAGAGCTTTATCCCAATTAAGTCCACTATGTACTACTTCTACAAAAGCAGGTACGGTCGCCGGCGGTATAGGGTCTTGAGGATAAACCCACACAGGGTTAGCAATGTTCCAAGCGTTTATAGCGGCTTGGTTTAAAATATAATTTCCAGTGTTTGAGTCTAACATAGCACCCGCGTAGGCATTTGTTATTTCAGCGGAGGTTGACTGTTCATTACCGTTAATTGCTGGGTCGTCCCAGTAATAGACCGTTTGTCCCAAATTCTCAGCCTCATACGCTATATACGCTTGTCCAACCACCTCTTGCACAAACTCTGTGTCTGGAGCTACTATACCCAATAGTTTTCTAACTTTCACGCTCGTTATCTCCCATTTTTGAGCTTGAGCACTTTCATCCCCTAAATAACTACCGTTTGGATATATACCTGTTGAGTTTTTCTTATAATTACCAATACGTATTCGAAGGTCGTCTACAACTTTTTCGTCTACAAACTCGGTATTAAGACTATAGGTTTGGGATGGGCTTTTAAATTTATATCTTAGAAGAAGAGTATATGTTTCTGGCATTGGATCACCTAGAGTACCCCCGTTGTCACTTGTTGTTGTCGTGGGGAACACAGCCAGGTAACTGTTTCCACAATAAGCTGAAATTTTATCTGTAGAAGATCCCAAGTTCCCGTAACTACTTTGCCAGGAGATTGGCCCACCACCACCACTTACCGCCATAAGGTGGTTTTGCCAAAAATAATGTTGAGAAACAGTTGTTGTATTATACGCTTGACCTTCCCCAGCCAATCCAGTGGAACTACTTAATGGCTCCATAAGGTAACTTGACGGTATCCAGTTGCCGCCGTCTCGTATCTGAACAAAAGGTCTTATGTGATTGTACGATGTATGAGTTTCCCAAGCCGATCCACCAGCGTTATAATTATATGTGCCTGTGTCGTTAACCTTTATTTCTATTCTAATTTCTATCTCGTCACCAGCATACATCGCTGAGTGACCACCGTTACCCGGTGTGTCTGGCGAGTTGTCATATAAAAAATTACCCATACCATCGTTAAGACCAAGGTTTCTAAACTCAACGTAGTTGTTGTAATTGTTTGTAGTTTGTATCAGTCTATTAAACAAAATACCGCCAGTTTCGTAGTTTTGCAGAATTGTATTGGTTGCCTCAGGGTCGTTACCACCGTAATAACTTGGACCACCATAACCAAGCAGATGAACAACTGGAACAGTGTAGTTTTCATGCACGTATTGGCTGTTTGTCGTGCTGGATTCTACTACCTCTGCGCCATTCTGAATTCTAGCGATCTTAGAGTGTATGTTTGGGTCCGAATCACTAATAGCTAAAGGACCGAATAAGTTGTTACCAGAGTACGTTCTCGTAGCCCAACTACCTGACCAACCGGTAAGAGAAGCGAAATCTCCAGGCCAGTATATATTACCACTGTCTTCTAAGGGAACCGAGTTTGCTATCTGGTACTGATTCATTCCACCAGTACTTACACCATGACCATACAATGGTGGTACATAGGGAATCTCAGCTTCAGCAGCGATGTAGTCTTGGCCAACCACCTCAGGAGTAGCTCCAACACCATACAAAATTTCCCCCTGAGCTATAATTGCCGTTGGTGGGGTATTTGTACCAGCCGCGTATGATTGAAAATGACCAATCGGTATTTCTGGGTGGTTTACCACTTTTACGGTGTGCTTAAACTTTTGATCAACAACGTTAGAACTTCCTCCATTAAAATTGTATACAGAATGTGTTAAGATATTGTGTGACTCCCAAGTGTGTGTATACCCGTTACCCGACACAGGCGCGCCACCAGCAACAGAACTTAAAACCGAAGCATCTATTGCTTCACTCTCAGCCCCTAACCTAAAATAAGTATTGAATATTATATTTTCCGCGTAAGTGTTGGCTAGCGTTATGTTATAATTTTCTTTATAACTATCATAAGTACCTATTAAAGATGTGTGTTTAGATAAATTGTCTCTAAACCAATCATGCATACCAGCTTTAGATATAGGTGTTAAACCGTCTTTAGATAACCTAAGAACAGCTCCTCTCTGTTTGTCTGTGAAATAAGCCCTATAAGACTCTGCGGCGAATGATTCTGGATTTTTAGATATACCATATTCACCTTGAAATGGAACAGCTTGACCTAATACATTTTGATTAGATGTTAACTGAGCGTTTCCATCGGCGTTAAATACAGCGTCTTTATTTGCTAATACTTTTAACACCTTGTCTTCACAGAAAGCAATTAAATCAGTATCTCTACTAAATAGTTTTTGTATACTACCATAAGTGGGGTTTAAATCTTTAGTAATTTTCTCTGCCATTATAAACTGATTTAAATCGTTTATACCAGAGTTAGAGTTGTACAGTCCAGAATATATTATACCATGCCTACGGTGTTCTTCTTCGTATGTTTCTTGGGCTGTTGTAGACGCTTTAACACCGTTAGTTATAAACATGTTATTAAAACCATCTTGTATTCTATTTGACTCTAACCCATTTCCAAAAGAAAAACAATTATACCAAGCTAATCCAACTTGTATTTTAGCTCCTATATTTTGTTTGAAAACAAAACGTGTTTTATAACCACTTGTAGTGGTAGTTAATTGTTGTAATCCAGTGTTGGCAACGGTGTAACTACCATCTCTTCTAATAAATTTAAATTTAACATTAGAGTAATCAACCTCATCACCGTTAGCACCTCTATCAAAACCTGGTTCTAAAATAGCGGTGTTACCGTCCCACTCTACTAAACGAACTTCACTATAACTTTGGTTAGAGGGTGGGTTTATCATTTCTACTAAACAACCCTTTGGAGCAAATAATTCGTTTGTGTGTCTGTTAATTCTAACAGGTATGTTGTTACTAGCCTCATAATATATATCTAAATCAACGTCTTGTTTTTGGGGACTTAACTCCCATATAGCCGGAAACTTACTTAAATCCTTTAACACAATATCTTGCACGGGGTCTAAAAACTCCACATGAGTGTAGTTATCATTGTCTAAATCAGCACACATTCCATCCGCGCCATTTTCGTTAGAGTTTAATGGATTACCCATTACAGAGCCACTTTCAGGACCCCATGTTGCTGGGTTTTTATCTAATTCAATTATATAACAAACTCTTCTATTATGAGCGGCTCCAAAATCTACGATTTTCTTTTTAAGATTTTCCTGTTGAGTATTACCATAAGCCGAGGCAGCGGTTTCAACCATAGTTGATGTGTGCTGTCCATCCGCATCAACATTATTCAACCAAATCAAAGCCATATCTTCAACGCTATTATAAGCATCATGTGCCGCGCTCGGATCATCCCAAACATATCCACCGTTGTCACTAAAATATTGATTGTGAGGAGTTCTCCAAGAAGTGTGGTTGTAAAGTTTTTTTACGTGAACTTTTTTGATAGTATAAACCGCGTCATCAAGCTCAGGATCCGTACCCGCGACCCCTGGTTTCTTATGATTAAATCTAAACCTTGATCCCGCATGTAAGTTTCTAATGAAATCACGTATTCTATTTGTTGGATCGTTTTCAGAGTTAAAAGTAGGATCCCATTGTCTCTCGTGTAACTCTCTGTAGTCTAAGTCATATCCAAAACCAGAACCAGGCCCAGGTGGCGTGTGGTAAACTTGGTGATCGTTGTCTTCTCCATCAGCATAGTTTCCTTCCATAGCTAAATGAAAATGCTTGTCAGCATCATCGGTTTCGCTACCAAACTTTTGATCTTTAGATGTTCCCGTGAAAACACCACCACCCCATATACCTTGAAGATTATCCATCCATGTATTTTTACCATATAGAGTCGGCTCGTCAAAATGCCAAGTATTGTCGTGTAAATCTTTACCTGGCGCGAAGAAAGATAAATGCATAAAGTGTTTTTCGGCTTCATCACCAGTACTAGAGTATGTTTTAGTGTCTTCGCCATTTCCAAATTCAGTACCATTCATACCGCTCACCCATCTTCTAGGCCCAGTAGTGTGGTATTCATTTGTCGTTACCATACCCTCCAAACCATTAATATGATTTTGGGAAATAGTGTTGTTATGGTGATCTCCAGATGAGTCTACCGATGTCCATCTGCTAACATTTTGCGGAACGCCAACCCAACCATCTATTTGTAACCCAACATTTTCCTCAGTAGCCTCGTCATAGACTAACCAGTTTTCATGTGGGTCAAACAGGTTAGATGTTGACACAATGTCGATAGGATTATCTTCAGTGAAATAACCACCTTCACTACCCCCAACTTCAATTTCGTTCTCTGTAATCTCTGTAAACCATTTTTTTAATGGTGGGTAACTCCAAGCTGATTTAGCTGGCCAAACCCACTGGTGTCCAGGATCATAATCTCGACTACCAGCCCAAGTTACGCAATTATATTTTGCATAATCACTTTCATCACTCTGTCCAGAGGCCATGTGCATAGAATCTACAAACCACCTTGGTTTACCATCTAGTTCACCTAAGATATTTTCCCACATTTCATGCCAATCGGTTAATCTAGCGTACCCACCCAAAGGGTTGAGGTTAGTGTTATTACCTCCATCCGATTGTACATTGTTGCCGCCATCATGATAAGTTGGGTCTCCAGAATAATTTGTTAAACCATAAGGGTTACCACTTTGAAATATAAATGGATTAGATGAATGGTTCTGCGTATCGCCGTTGTGATCATCTTTCCAATACCAAACACCTTGATCAGCCATTACCTCAAACTTATCTAAGTTGCTTAACTCATTACCAGTTTCTACTATACTTGTTATGTGGTTTTTTGATATTTTAACAAAAAATTGCCCTGAGAAATTTTCATCGTCTTTAGCAACTCTTTTTTCTACTTGCAAAACTAAATCTTCATGAACATGAGTTTCATTTTGAGAATCTATCGCAGTACCGTTCACGTGAGCTATATTAGCATCTTTTTCAGTTATGTCTCTATTTAGTTTTAAAACGTATCCGCTACTCCCCTTCCAACCACCAGAAACTTTATACTTTGAAGAAGACGCTCCACCATCTCTAAACCAAGAGACGTAAAGATTTTCAGGCATTTTCTTGTGTTCGGAGCTTACACCGGACACAGACACACCTTCAGTTAACTCACTTCTATACGCACCACCACCGTTCCAAGCAGTGATATCAAGGATAATAGTATCTTGATTGAATTTATCCGGTCTTTGACTTGCGTGAGAAAAAAGCCTGTCGTATGAAGATGTAGCGTTTTGATCAGTCATGTGGTTGTTTGTGGTGTTTGACCAAGTACCTAAATTAACTAACTCATACTTTATAGCGTCAGGAGCTTCGTCTTGAATATCAATAACAGTAAATTTGTTTTCAAAACTAATTTGTTCTTCCCCAACGCCTATTTTCTTTTTTAAGATTATAGAATCTTCTTTTGATATTTTATTTCTATCAGACGATGGGAACGACATCCATAAATGCCCTTCTGAATTATCTAACTCATAAGTACTCTTACCCGTCCAAGCGCGTTCCATGGCTAGATTGTAATACTCTCCACTATTTTCTTTTACAAAAAACTTTATTGAATCAACCCAATCTGGAAAATTACTTTCAACACTAGCAATCATTTGGTTTGATTTACTAGCGTTTTTTGTGCCATCATTTTCTGCCCAAGGAACATTGACAGCGCCACCACTTGATGTGAATACAGGTGTTTCTCTACCAAATTCATCGCAGTATATAACTCCTAACTGATAATTTCTTTGAGATTTTATTGATGGTAATCCTTTGGTGTCAAAACTCCCAACAGTTTTCTTTCTGTCAGTATAATCTACAAATACTTTTGGCTTAGATCCTATCGTATAGTTTTGTAAGTAGTTACCATAAATAATTCTACTACCACTAACCTCTTGCGCTAAAGCTTTTCTAGGAACATTGTCCCAAGGTCTTAATAATTGATTAGCTGGTAAAGCCGCATAAATATTTTCGTTTTTAACAGTGTACTTACCTGAGTTGTAACCGGCGTCAGCAGCTGGCATCCAAGCCTTAGGGGAAGATAAGTTACTATCATATCTCCCTATACCACCAACAAAGCTTTGCCCGTGCTCGTGGTTAAAAGCAGACGCGTGCCACTCAAAATCAGTGTGTTTAACCGTGCCTATAGAATATATAATTGGTGAATCTTCTTTTTTATATAATAAATCTACCTCCACAACATCCTCTGGCGTATTTATAGTTATAAAATCCATTAAATCTACAGAATGAATAGCATTAACCATAGCCTTATTTTTAGGATCCTTTACGCTATACGCATCGTCTTTACTGTATAAAATACTACCATCGGTTGATTTATCAGTATTTTGCGTATATTGAGGGTTGAATACAGGTTCTGTAAAAGGGGCAAATGCAGAAAACTCTCCATCCGCGTACTTATATCTGTAAGAAAATCTTGGGAATTGCTCTTCAAATAAATTTGGTTTTTTATTTGTTGTTTTTGTTTGTTCTTTGTAATTTATTTTTACAGAAGGAGCTTTTAAAGGTTTAGGTTTTATAACCGTTATATGTTTTTCTTCTATATCTAGTTTTATGTTTTCAGCAAAAACAACATCCCCAACTTTAAAGTCTTTTTCAGTATGACCGGACCTATATCTAAAATGCAGGCCGTTATTATTATCAAAAGCCCTAAGTACTTTACTACCCAAAAGCTCCCCATCTCTATAATGCCTGGCTTTAAAATCGTACCCCGCTCCACTATATCCCAGTAAGTTACCAGTGCTTGAATTCCCATCCGCATCATAAGAACTAGAGGTTGAATTATCTATATAACCACCATTGGCATCTTTAATATTCCCGTAATCATCCACAAAATCGTTAAAATCTACGCCAACCGCAGCTGCTAACCTTCTTCTTTCATATGCAGAATACAACCCAATTTTAGGTCTTTTTTCTATAGGAGTAAGCGGGGGATGATAGGCTGCATGAAAGCCCCAACCACCATCACCAGGGTTATTAAGGTTGATAATGTATTCCACCGCAATACCAGTAAAACTATTGTTACCAAAACTTAATTGCGTGTGGGTATTTATATTTGTGGTTCCTTCTTTACATCTTTTTATATTTATCTTTTTTGGTTCACCCTTGTTGTCTGACCAAAATAATAAATCACCAATAATATTAATACCTGTTATTGTGTTTCCAAAAAACTTTAAAACAGCTTTTTGAGTACCCCCTTTTAAGTCTACCAATACAGGTGAAGCTATATCGTGGTCAATATCATATTCTAATATTACGTCTTTATCATACTTAGATATGAACCAGTATAGCTTATTGCTTTTTTCGTCGGCAATACTACCAACACAGTTGAAATCTGCTCCAACTAAGCTATCCACTCTTTTGTTTCCAAGAATGTTTTGAACAGTACCAACGTCAGATCCTTCAGACGTAGAGACCTCAACATTTAAAGCGTGTCGGTATTGTCCGTTTGGTACTAGTCTCTCGTCAAGATCCTTATTCATTTTACCCCCGGTAAAATTGTGTCTAACTTCTGGCATACTTATTAATGTTTTATTTGTTTCGACTTACCTCTTAGAACTTGAGTAAGTTCTTCTAACTTGATGCTAGATAATCTTAACTTCGCTTGTCTGATTGCTGCAAATTTCTCTTTTTTAAACCTAGGTACTAACTGCTGGCCATAGAGAGATGTAGATATCATAGCGTGAGATATCCATTTGTACATCGCTTCTTCAGCAAATTTATGAACCTGCATTTCTGCGTCCGTACCAAGACTATCACTTATATAATCTAAGATCACAGTTTTTCCTGAAATATTAGATGAAAAATGTATTCTTCCTAACCTAGGGTCTATATAAAAAGATCCATTTGCTTGTGCGTGTTGTGGGTCCAATCCATATCTTTCTCCACCCGCTGGCCAATAAGTATCATCTTGATAATCGTCTTGATTTTCTGAAGGCGTACCTGACTTGTAGCTATTCCAAGTTGAGGAATTAGTCGCGTGTCCAGCTTTAGCTTGAAGAGACGGTTGTGCTGTTGAATCTATTAGTGATATACTGTCTACTGTATTTTTTTGGTGTGTGTTATTCTCTGATTCTGTTGGAAGTATTGGAGTGCTGCCACCAACCGTTCCTTGACTATAAACTGTTTGTGCGTCAGAATTCCAAGGTGAATAACTCTGCACATACACCCAGATTGTATCATGGGCTGTAACATCGATGTCTTCAATTTCTTTTTGACTAGATGTCCCATCGCTCCACTCTAAGTATCCAATGTCGAAGTTGTCAGAATTAGTGTTTGGAGTTGGATATGTACTGTGGTTTTGAACAGTGTGATTACCGTCAACAAACACACTGCTACCACTGTTATTTGTCACGGACCACCCAACACCTGGATCAGTAGAGGTGATACCAATTCTTAATACTCCAAAATCACAAATCAAATCACCACCAGCGTTTGTTTGTTGAGCACCAGATAAACCAGATGCCTGAAGAGTAATGCTATTAGTGTGTGAAACGCTAACTTCTTGCCAAGCGCCATACGCTCTACTACCGGGGGCGTGCCAGAGCTGTCCAAATTCTAGCTCTTCGTTAACCAAGTTTATCGTATCGTATATGTTGTTAACATAATATTTAGTCCCAGCATTGTTTGTGTACGTACTATCCCAAGCTTTACTTTTCCCCGGCTTAGTAGTAGTCCAAGTACCATCTAGCTCATCAGCAAAATCTCCATTTACCACCAAGTTATCCTCCACTCCAAAGAAATACTTACCATCATCTTGTTGGCGGATTTGAAATGGATTTGAAGTAGAGTTTGTTGGATATAACGGGTGTTTAATACCAGCGGTATCCACCCATGATAACTTTGTGTAACTCACATAATCTTGAGGGAGTGGCATAACTAATGTGGGGGGTAAATCTATTTGATGTGCTTTTATAGACTTGAAAGTATCAAAGGATAATTCCGCTAGCGCTCTTTGAGCGTGGAAAGCCACATCTATTCTTCTTGCTTTTGGTATCACCTTATTCTCACCAACATATACCACCATAAATTGGTTTATAATATCTTCTAAAGATGTAAATTGATAATTACCATAATCATTGCCTTGATAGTATTCTTTGTGAGTATTGTTGTCTAGTAATCCCATTTATTATTGTTTTTCTTGTTGTATTTTTCTCTGCTCTTCTAGAGAAGCTAATTGAACTAACGCCGGGTCTTTGACGTTGATACCCGCTAGTTGTAATATTTTTATTACAAGCAACGTTTCCTCTGAGGGGTGTAATTCAAAATCCTGAAATCCAGGAACTAAATCATCAAACATAGCGGATTCACCGACTACCACATATGTCCAGTTTGGTTTACTAGGTTCGGCTACGTAAGAAAGCAAAACACGTTCAGGCGGTACTGGGTATGGATAAACTCTAAGTTTACTTCCTCCGCTGGAACTTGATATCATAGTGTAAACAGGTCTCGAATAATTCCAATCCGTTAACGGACCAAGCCCAGCGTTAAGTTCGCTAAGCTTAACATGTTCGGCGGTTTTAAAACTGCCCGTGATACCGTAATCAACCCTCACCATTCCTAACCTATATATATCGGGGGGTAGGCTCACATCACCCCAGTTTGCCGAAAGCCCCGCAACTTGGTCATACTTTTCGAAAGCACTAATTTTTTGCTCTAATAATTCAACTATATCGCTATTGGCTTTTCTCTCAAACTGCTCTAACTCATAAAAATACTGTCTAAAAATATCTTTTTGCGCGTGATCGGCAAATAGGTTAAACTCCTGGGGTGTTATATAACCCCTTTGCTCTTTGTTAGCTATTGCTAAAACTTTTTGATACACCACATCTACACTTACCATAATTTCTTTTTAATTTGTAGTTTACGATCGCCCCGTAGAGCGACCGCATCTACAGTTAGATTAATTTAATCTTTTTTCAATATTGGAGTAAATCTCCATTCCTTCGTCAGTTTTAAACCAAGCGGCTAAAGCTGAATAAGGGTGTTCATCAAATGGAACATTCATTAGCTTTCTATCATTAGAACCCCACGTAAATGTTCTTTGATCAGAGGATAATTTTAATATCCCCATTTCAGTTGCTTTGATACCAAAGTTTCTAAGCACAACGTTTTCGTCATTTACTAATTCTAAGAACAAACCTGGGTTTCTCTTAGCGTATAATAGTAAATCTCTTTTAAGCTCCTTAGAACTCATCCCTGATACCTCAGAACCTTTTTCTACACGCATGACTGCTTCAGCCATATCTATATCCATGTTTTGAGCAGCATTTAATGCTTCTATCTCTAATTCAATAAGCTCTACTTGATTGCTAGCTATAGCAACGGGTTTGTGCTCCGCATATTTTTTATTTAAATCTGGATGGTATAAAGATAATAACTTTTGTAAAGTTTGTTTGTTTTTAGGAACATATAATACTCCATCTCTAAAAGTGATATGTGCTAATCTAGCATTACCCTTAAACTCGTCAACAAAAGGTGTTTTTTGATTAGTGGTGTACTTTAATTCTCTTTCATATCCTTTCTCCTCATCGAAGTAATAAATGTTTGAAGATTTTAAAGTGTGAGATAGTGCAGCTCCATTTTTTAAAATATAGCGCCTATCCTTCATTTCCCAATTATTTTTTTTCGGTAATGGTTTTTCCATAACCGGTGTTTCAACTTCTTCGAAGTCTTTTTCTATTAAAGGTTCTACGACCTTTTGTGTTTTTTGTTTTTTTGCCATAATATAATATATAATAAAATTAATAAAATAAAAACCATCCCCGTGTTTCAGGGGACGGTTTTAAATATAAATGCTTAAGCAGTTAATAACATGAAGTTATTAGCTCCTTGAGTAACTAAACATCTTTCAGATAAGTGGTGTACTTCCATAGCATCTAAGCTAGATGTAGCTGCACCAACAGATCCAGTGATCCAAGTTTTCATTTTTCTTGATTCAGTTTGTGAAGCTCTGTATCTTATATGTAAGAATGGTCTCTTAAGGTTTTTACCTAAAGACTGATCGTAAACTGAAGAAACTCCAGCTGGAACGATAACACCATCAACATCACTAAAAGCACCTCTTGTAGTAACATCGTTTAAGTATTTCCAATCAGATTTGTAGAAATCATAAGATCCACGTCTGAAACCTGAGAAACCTAAGTTTAACGCCATATCTTCAGAGTTATCGAATACTCCATAAGAAGTACCACTAGCACCATAAGAGTTCATAGAAGCTAACATGTCGTCGATCGCTAGAGCAGTTCCTCTGTTTAAGAACATCATGTTTTCTTCAATAGAGCCTTGCTTATCAAACTCAGCAAGAATTAAATCAAATGAAGCTAAGTTATGCGCCGCTGTATCATCCGTATTAAGTTGATCGATAGAGTTACCTCTTTTCTTAATCGCAGAGAATAAACCTTCAGTACCAGACTGAGCGCCTAATACAGCTTCTGTTGCAGCTGCACCACCATCACCATCATCAGCAGTTAATTCACCCTCAATACATGTCATTTCACAGTAATCAGCGAATCTAGACACAGTATCACCAGCAGCTTTTAAATACCACAAGTAACCGTTTTGACCATCTTCTCCAGAAACCTCAATCCAACCAATTGCAGAAGCATCAGATCCTGATACTTCGTAAAGGTCTTTTAAGATAACCGGTTTGTTAGTGAAAGATAAGAATGCTGGTTGAACAGATTCTCCTCTTCCAGCTACACCTTTAGTGTATTCAGATCCAAAAACGAAACCTGTAACAGCTCCATCAGTAAATGTGAGGTCACCCGTAGCACTAGAATCCATTTTTGATTGAGTATAAGGTATACAGTCATAAGTAGTACCATCAGACGCTACAGCTGTAACGTAACACTTAAGAGTTCCTACGCCCGATCTGTTTAATACAACTGTATCACCAAGTCTAATTGTATGAGTTGTATCCGTTGTTGTTACTTGTCCAGCACCTGTTGCCGCACCACCGTCAGCGTCGATAACACCTGCCGCTGATAAATGTAATTGTCCTTGCTCTGACCAAACCACTTGATCAGCTTGCATTGCTTCTTCAGCGCCTACTTGCGCTAAGAAACCTGAAATTGTTCTGTTACCGAAAACTTCAGCTTCCTTTTCCATTAAATCAGGTAAATATTGTTGAGCCCAACCGCTGTTTCTTAAATCAACGTATGCTGAAGCTACAGTTTGTTTACCTGGAGCTGGTACCGAGTTTAAACTCCCACCAGCCGTAATTGTTCCTATTGCACTTGCCATTTTTTATAAATGTTTTAAATTTGTAATTATTTTCTATTTTTAATTTTGAACTTAAAATCAGAAGAATCATCACCCAACACTTTAAACTTCATACCACCCGCTTCAATTTTTCCATGACTTTGTCTTGGGTTCATATCAACGTTTTTGGATTTAGCAATACTATTTTTCATAGCATCTGCTTTTCCTTGTTCGTAAAAGTGTTTTGCAACAGCGTCCGCATTCATTGCTGTGTATAGAGATTTATGATAACCCTTAGCGTCTGTTAAAGCAGAGTTCTTGTCCAAAAACTTTTTGGTGAAATTGCTTATGTCGCTCTGAGTGTTTTTAACCTCTTCAGCATTGTTTACATTAAACCTGTATTTCTTGTCACCGACGTTATATTCAAAACCTTTGAATTTGTCGTTGAAAACATTTTCAGTTTTCTGTGTAAAAATATCAGAGTTCGTTTTAACTGTTTTTTGAGTTGCTTCTGACTCCTTGTTGTACCTATCAAAGAAATTAATTGCTTTCTGTTGCTCAGTTGTGAGTTTCGATCCAGCTTTAATCTCTTCATAGTATTTAGACTTTTGCCCGTCTAGGTGGCTTTTAGCGCTGGCAACTTGCTCTTTAAGCGCTAATTTCTTTCTACGTATATCTCTTTCGTCGTCAATATCTTCGTCGAATGAGAATGTATCTTCCATAAGGAAGTTAATTTCTTCATTATTTAAATGAGGTTTCGTTTGCTTGTAGTATTCGTACAATAGACTTTGGTCGTCTAACTTTGAATAATCTTGATTAAGCTTAACATAATCACTTAAATCACCTCCAGTTTCCTCCATAAAGTCCATTAACTTTTGGATATTCTCTGGTAATGGTTTTCCAGTAGCCTCAGCTTCAGCAACAGCTTCTTCAATCTGCTCTTCAACCTCTTCAACCTCGTCTTCAGTAATTTCTTCTAATACTGGGGTTTCTTGAGTTTCAGCTTCTGATTGTACATCTGTTTCACCCGTAACCTCAGTCACAACTTCTTCAGATTTTTCTTCCGCCACAACTTCTGTTTCTACTTTTTCTTGTGGAGGTGCGTTTAAATCTACCTTAATAACGCTATCGTCATTGGCAGATTCAAATTTGCTTTCATCAACCGTTTCTACGGTCTGTTCTTGGGTAGTCTCTTCGACTACTTTTTCGTTTTCTTCTTCCATAATATAATATAATAATAATTAATAAATTCTAACTAGGGTCAAACGAACCTAAATCAAATCCCCCACCTAGTATATCATTACCTGCGGACTCAAAGTTTTTAGGTGGTTTTCCACTATTTCTTTGCTCAATCATCTCTGATTGTTGTGTTGCTTGTATCTTTGTTCTTTCGTCTTTACGATCTTCTTTTTGTTTTTCTCTATCTTTCATTCCATCAACCTCAATTCCCTTAAGCTGCATATTGTACTGGAACTCTAAGGCCATAAGTTCTTTTTTGAGAACAACTTCTTGTTGCATTTTCTGTATATCAATTTGAGCTTGCATTTGGTTTAGCTCAGCTTTACCAGCATTTAACGCTTGGTTTTTTTGAACTTCAGTTTGAGCCGCAGCTTGCGCAGCTTTAGTATTAGACTCTGTTTGAGCTTCAATATTTTCTAATTGCATAGCCCTATCTTCTTCTTGTTTTTTCTGTCTACGTATTTTTAGCATTTGATTAGCTAATTTTATGTTACGTATTTCTCTAAGATCAATAGCATCTTCAAGTTCTATGCTTTGCTGCTGTAGTGCCATTTGAATATTATTTTCGAGTAATTGTTTTTCCTCTTCATCTGGGGTTAACTCTATAAATATACCAAAATCATACAAGTGTAAATTTTTTATTTCTTCTAAGGTGGCCGCGTTGTGAACACCTATCGCTTGTATAAAAGCGTCTTTTGTTGGCGAGTATTCTATAATATCAGATATTCTAAGTGACAAACACTCTGCTGTTTCGGCTGTTAAAAACAAACCAGCTTGTAATACATGTCTTGTTGCTACATTTGAATTAGCAGCTGCCATTTTTTGAATACCAACTAAAGCATTTTTATCTGGCATACTACCGTCTCTAGCCTCGTTGAGCCCAGTCACATCTCTTATCATTTGTAGATAGTAGTTATATGTGCCAATTAGCGCCTGCATTTTGTTACCACCAGATCCAGATGTAATTTCTTGAATGGGTACTTTGCCCGGATTGTGATCACCTTCACTTGTAAAGCTTCTTCCAATAACAGAACCTGTTTGGAAGAACATGTTTAAAGCTTCTTGTGGGTTATAGTTTGTTCCATTACCTAAATCAACCTCAGCCAAACCGTCAACATCTAAATAAACTCCATCTGGAACCATTCTAGACATTACTTGTTGTAATTTGAGGTGTGTTAACTGAATCATATCAGCAAAACCTGTTATACGCTTTACTAACGAATCTATCTTGCCGTTATACATTCTAGGAGCGACAATATTATAGTTCATTTTAACTTTAGTATAATCACTTTTTGGACGCATCATGTTTTTAGCCATCTCCCACTTAAGTAGCTTGTCTGTACCTAAAATCATAGCCCCATCGTAAAGGCACTCTATAGATCTTAGCATTCTACCATATCCACCCTCTTTGTCTTCTGGTGGATTAAAACTATCATCCTTGGGTATGATTTTGTCAGCACCTGTTCCAGTTTCTTTAACTTTGTAAACCTCGTTCATATAGGTTTTATAATTAAAGTATAAAACTTGAATAATGTTGTTATCTTCATTGCCCGAAGAGTACCTAGTACTACTATTGTTTTTATTAAACGTTTTATTCTTCATTATATCTTCAAGATCGCTCTCTGATAAATGAGGGAATTGTTTTGCTAATTCGTTTACTGGGATAGATTTCACCTCACCAACATAATATATATCCTCGAAATAAGGCGAATCAGTATGAGAGTAAACCAAGTTAGCTGGATCAACGTAATCAATAACAACTCCTTCAGCTGTATTAAATGAAGTTTTAACAGCGCCAATACCCAGAACCGTTAGATCATAATAAAATCTTTTCTTTATTAATTCATAATTATTTCCTTCAAACAAAACTTTTAATGCTTGCTCTTCAGCGATTTCAATGGCTTGCTTATAACTAAGTTGCATGTGTAGCCTAGCCTCGTCAACGGTTTGAGGGTTTTGTGATTTATCTCCTTTGGTTATATCCATCCCGAATTGAGCCGCAAAATCATTAATATCTTTCATCTCTATGTCCGATATTAAATTTTCCGCATAGTCAGTTCGTTGTTTTAAACTAGTCGGATCTTGTGCAAAAGCACTTATGTCATAAGTTCTTTCAGCAATACCATTTACAACTATATCCACAAATTTAGATATAATTGGAACTGGTTTCCAGTCTAAATTTAAATAGGACAAATCACCATTTATAGATAACTCATCCTTATACTTTTGGATAGACTGTTCGCCTCTAGCGTACAATCTTAAATTATGAAAATCATTATGATTAGATTTATACCTACTATTACTTCTATCGTTGTTAAACCACTCTTGTTCTATTGCTTTACCTACTTTCAAACCATAATCGTAACTTAACTTTTCAGCATCGCTAACTGTTTGACTCGGGAAATAACTTTTAATGCCAGACTCTGCCATATTTATTATTTGATTATTTGTGAATTGCTTCCAGTATTACTATACTTGGAAATGTTTATGTTTAGTGGTTGTTTTTCAACCTTAGCGTTTGGTGCGTATAAATGTCTATTGTTAGCCATGATAGCTAAACCAGAACTTATAGACGCATCATGCTTTGTTCTTTTGTTTATATCAAACTTACTCCAATCATTTAACAGTTCGTTGAAATATAAATCTCCAAACGTTCCATCTTGTTTCATTCCAACGTGATCCTGTATATACATCTCAATTGCAGCAGCATGAGCTTGTTTAATATCTTCTGAGGAGTTAGGTATTCCACCAACTTCTTTTTCTGCTACAGATAGTTTGTTCCATATCTTATCAGGTCTGTTCATGGAAAACCCTCTGTATCCTCTTCGTCTTAAATAATACAATAGACGAGGTTTATTGTTCTCTGCGAGTATAGGCATCCCGTAAAATACTAGAGCCATTAGAACGTCCTCAAAAAATATTTCAGCTGTTGGTGGTCTTGATAAGTATTCTAAAAAGAAACTGTTAGCCGGAGCGTCTTCCATACTAAATCTAGTTAAGCCATGCAAAGCTCCCTTGGATCCAACTCCATCTACTGTACCTGATATATCGTAACTATCACAACCAAAAGCTCCCATGTGTTCATTACCAGGATATTTAATACCGTTTTTAAGTACAACTCTATTTTGTAGTTGTTGAGGTGGAACCCAACTAACTTTAAATCTTCCTTTTGGATCTGGATAAAATATAACTTGAGAATCTTTTATACCATTTACCCATTGAAAATTACCTGTTGTAACCCCTAAGGTTCTAGACAACTCCTCATTGTGGTCTATCTGCTCGTATATTTTAACTAAGTTAAATATACTTCCTTTCGTCTCATCTCTAAACGCGTGTTCAGTTGTTCTTGGGAATTGACGGTAAAATTCGTTTAATCCATCTTGATCGTCTTTTAACCCATCAACCTCATTCTGCCAGTTATCTATTACACCTACATCTATCAGTTCACCGTCTGGTGCGAATCTATCGATATCAGGAGTAGTAAAGACTGGAACTCCATGCTCGTCAATAAACCCTTCATAGTTCCATTCCATTGGGATAAACAAAGAGTATAAGCCAGACTTTGTCTGACCATTTCTATTTCGTTTCGTGACATCTGAGGCATTGTATAGTTTTTTAAAATTCTCTCCACCTTTATCTAAAGCATTTGAAGTTGAGCCCATCATACATTTA